GTGGGGTCTTGATAATCCTTTAAAGAGGATAAACCTCGATGATAACTACACGCACGAGAACTACCGATTTACGCCCACCCCTTAGCTACATATTCTGGGATACATCTTCACCGAAGATATACACCTGGAATTTTCAACGACGGATGTTGGGCATCTTGCACAGAGTTAAAGATACACCTACTAAAATGGGTATGTCTTCTGTGTTAGAGGATTCACGACCTAAACAGTACGTAAAAGGTATGGATCCAGGTAGTTACTTCCAAGCATTAGACTATGACATCAGTCGAAATGACTTTGAAGCAGTGCGCATCGAAGGTACGGTAAATCAGGTTAAGATCTACATTGGTGAGATGATGAATCCATGGATATGGGCTGCGTACAAAGGTGATAATCCACTATTGTGGCCACCCTCCGCTAACTACATCGAGGATTTGTTAAGTTTATCCAGTGTACCCCAGCCTGATGGGAAGGTAGGTGACTTTTGCCTTACTTCGGCGCTCGGTAAATTAGCAGACCCTCAACAAGATTACGCCATACCATTGGCGGAACTTCGGGAGACTGCGAAATTCCTTGTGTCACCGGTAAAATCTTTACTGAGGTTGAATGCAAAGCGTGATTTGTTGAATTCTGTTTGGGCACATACGCGTCGCGGAGGAATCCGTTTCGTGAGTCACCCAGATAAGAGTATTGCAGATCGTCTGCGCAGGAAATCTTGGGCTAAGGACCTACGTGAGGCACCCAGTCATATTGGCGACTTTTGGCTTTCATACCGTTATGGTTTGGAACCGTTAGTGCGCGATTGTGCTGGTGTCCTTGAACATGCCTGGCATGGGATAGGTCATACTCGCGGGGTATTTAGTAAAAGGGCCCGTGTAGTCGAAGAGACAACGGGGACGTTTGATGGTGCCGTCAGTCTGGATCCTGGTATTACTCTCAATTATCGAGATGTATATAAAACTAGGAGTCAAACCAGAGCGCATGTTATCGCGAAACGGCGTGTAATGGGTGGGTATTGGACTGAAATGCTGGATATGGGTTTTAATCCTTTCTCAGCACCACTTATTGCATGGGAACTTACACCACTATCGTTCGTTTTAGACCGATTTGTTAACGTTGGTGACTGGCTCCAATCGCATACGTATCGACCTGATACTGTGTACATTGGAAATTCGGTTTCCAGGCATGTTACGGTTGATTTTAATCGTATACAACGAAGCATGCTCATGGGTGGTGTTACACAGAATAACGTGGGACCTGTCACATGGAAGTATGATTCGTATGTCAGAAAAGCAAATTGGGCCATACCGGCATGGCCGGTATTTAATCCGAGGAATTTGCGCATTCCGCAGATACTCGATCACCTTGCAATTTCATGGCAACGAATGCCAAAATTTCTTAAGGGAGTATAATATGGGTATTGAGAATTCAAACCTTCTGGCAGGCGCAACAGTGTCTGCTACCGGTGGTACCGCCTTCACCTTGACTACAGATGGTATGGCTGTTCCCAATGGTAAGCATCTTATCAATGCTGCCGTTGCTGACATGCGTGTCAGGCCAAATGCCACGGCCAAAACGAAGATGTCGAAGGTTCAAGCTAATGGTGAGTGGACAAAGGGGCGACGTTCTGTCACCTACTGCGTTCCAAAACTATTAACTACTGGTAAGACCGTCTTTCCTCTTATTCGTATTGAAGTAGAGGATCACCCTGAGATGACTCAAGCGGAAACTGATGCACTTTGCAATATCGGTGCACAACTCCTATTCGACGCTGACTGGCTTGCCTTTTGGCACACCGGGTCGTTATCTTAATCATCAACTACCATTTTGAGGTAATCGAATGCAACTTGAGAAGGGTTTTGAATATGTCGAAGACGAAGAAAAGGTTGATTATTATTGTAGGATTTGTGTCTGGTGGGATACTCGTTTTTCTGGGTGTCCCATACGAGCAGATTCTACGGTTACTCGTTGCCGCATTTTGATACGGGGCTTAGGGCTTCTCAATCCTGAGTTCTGTGTTATTATGCGTGAGACCGGTGCAGTTACACTGCGTCGGATAGGCGAGCATATCAACTAACCAGTTAAACTTCAAATGGAGTTTCCAATGAAGAATAAACGTACTAAGTTCAAACCAAAGACATTCAGTACAGACCGTGTCATGATTCAACTCTGGCACGCACTGGAACGTGATTTCCGCCGTAACATTAATTCCGAGCAACCCCACCCATCAAAGAAATACGCAACGGTTGATACCGTAGCTAGCTTTCGAGATTATGTGTTTCCGTGTCGATCTCAAGTCGATGCATACACGTTTAAGGTTGAGGCTCAATTGCAAGGGTTATTCAAGCGATATATATTCAAGAGAGACAAATACACACCGCGCGAACTTGAATCCATCACAGATGAAAAGTGGGTTGACACGCAGATTCACGTGTGCCAGCACATGTACCATCAAGAGCCATTATGGGTCAAACATGTTGTACAAACCGCGCGGAAGATATGTAAGACTATCCTTGGTCGGTATGATGAGGACGAACACATGTCTTTATGCTCTTTTGGTACGAAGGCAACAACCGGATCACCTGCATCCAATTCATACCTTGATTCTAAGGTTGGATGCTTATCTGGTAGTGTTGAACACCACCTGTGGTTACAAAAATGTCTCGACAAAGACCCACTACTGCAGTCTATTCTCAAGATTCATGGGAATGGTTATGTGGCGCGCAAATTGTTCCAAACGAATGTCCCGAAGAGTTTCAAAATACTGAGAGGGATAACTCCCAACAGCACGCTCGGAAACTTCTACACCATAGGCTTAGGCCGTATGTTGGAGAGGCGTCTTACAGCGAACGCTGGTCTTAGTATTCGAAGACTGCAAGAGATACACCGCGAGTTAGTGAAGAAGTATTCCATCACTTTAACACACGCGACCGGTGATTTGTCTGCTGCGTCCCACTGTTATACCTCAGCTCTTGTTAATCGCATGGTACCACGCGAGTGGTTTCGTGCGTTGAACTATGGGCGTATCACGACGGTGGATTTAAATGGACGTGAATGCCACCAAGCCAGTTTTATGGCTATGGGTATAGGTTACACGTTCCCTCTTCAGACACTCTGCTTTTATGCCTTATTGAAAAGCATAGCGACCCTAGCTAACATAAAAGGACGTATTAGCGTTTACGGTGATGATCTTATCTATCCGTCAAATATGCATCCTATGGTAGCAAGGTGCTTTGAGCACCTCGGTTTTAAGATGAATATGGACAAGACCTTTGTTCGTGATCATTTCCGAGAGTCGTGCGGTGCCGATTATTTTCGCGGCGTCGATGTCAGACCGTTTCAACCTGAAGGTTTGGCGGCAGAGCTTAGTCCCAAAAGTTACTTAGCATTTATTTATAAGTTAATTAATGGTCTCCTTTTACGTTGGGATGTGACTGAGATACGTGAGTCCTTTCGATTACTGATCTTGGAAGCTCTACGCGTAACACCTCATATACATGCTGTTCCTTATCAGTACCCTGATTATTCAGGTGTAAAACTGAAAGGGGAACCGGGATTTGATATCCAGATTCCATGGGCACGTAGATGGCGCTCTAAGAAAACGGGCGCTATCTGTTTCCCGTGCTTGGGCATGACAGAGGCAGACCGGCGCATCGAAGTACTTGATGTGTATGTCTGGGACAAGCTACGGTGTAATACTCACGATATTGTGGATTTCTTCGGCGTCCGTCACTCCAAAAGAGTGATTGACAGGTGGCTATACGACGCTGTAGTCGAAAGCCCAAGGTGGATTCGTGAGAATCCCCAACCAAAGAATTACCGTAGTAGAATTAACAAGCGACGCCTGGTACTGCGCGTGCCGGTCGTTTCGATGTACGGGACAACAAAGTTCGTTTACACCACAGGCGAAGACATCTACA